TAAAAAGGGTAATTTACGGACCGCTATGGTAGATGTCAAGACTGGCAAAGAGTACGCTAAAAGCCATGAATTACAGCTCACAGCGTATAAAATATTATATGATAGCCTGCATGGTAAAGAGCATGGTGTAATAGATGATATTTATTGCCTTTATCTAAAGCGCACCGGGAATTATAAATTAGTGAAATACCACTATCAGCCAGAAGTATGGTATATGGTTGTGGACCTATTTCATTACATGGTAAGTAATAAGGCTGGTAAGATGCCAGTAGTTAAAGAACGAGAAGCTAAACCTAGGTATTATACCCTAGAGAATCAGGAGCAAGAAGAAAATGGAAACAACGACACAACAGAAGCCTAAATTTGAACCCCAGAAGGTATTAAATACACCTCACCTGGTTACATTTGAATCATCTGAACCATTCTACTCAAAAGAGAATCAGTATGGTAAAATGAGTTATGGCTATAATGTAGTAGTAAATGGAGTGGGCCATGTATGGTTCGCAAGTGAGGCTATTAATAACCTCCTAAAGCTAAAGAACATTGCCCAAGGTGAAGAAATATCTATTGAGTTTAAAGGTGGCACCAATGAGACCACAGGCCAGCCATATAAGATTTGGCTACTTAATGGCAAGAGCGCCCAGGACTTAGCCCAGGAGGCTCCTCATGTAATGCCAGAGCGACCTAGCCCAACTCAGGGACCTGGGCCTGCTATAGCTCAACCGGCAATAGCTACACCTAGCTCTGGACTGACTGATGCTCAGATGATGGTTATCTTATGGGCTGAATATGAAAAAAGAAATGGGCTACCAAGGCAAGAGGTAGTAAGTGAACCGGCAACAGTAACTGATGACGATTTGCCATTCTAATGATTAAATACCTGGCCAGGATTTCCTACCTACCACCCCACCTGGGGTACTTACTCCGTAGCGGTATCAATCACAACTGGTCAGGTTATTATTTCCTAGGTTCTATACAGAGGACAATTAATAAAAGAGAGTCCAATTTTGTTTTATTAAATGGGTGTAGGGCCTAGGGATGTTTTTATTTACAGTGATATATTATTTTACGTTAATGGTAGGGGCTTTTGTTATGTTTATAGGCCTTTATGCTGTAATCAATGAAACTAGAAAGCATTACAGGAGAAAATGTGATTTGTAGCTGTGGAAATAGCTTAATCTGGGGCGGGGACCATGACTATGAAGATTATGGCATAGAGGGTGATGGGATTGTAAGTAATCTCTCTTGCGCTGATAATAATTGTGAGGTAGATGTGGTTTACGTTTATAAAAATTTTAATAAAGGAAGCAATGAAGAAGAAATCTAAAAAGGACCTGGTCCTTATCCATTTACAGATGCACAAGAGCATAACGTCCTGGGAAGCTATCGAGAAGTTCAGGGCCACTAGGCTATCAGCTATAATTCATACGCTACGCCATACTGATGGATACAATATTACAAGTAAACCAGAATATAATAAAGATACTGGTACCAATTACGATAGATATACGCTACATCAAGAGAATACTGATACAGGGCAGTTTGCTTTACTGTGAAATGCCCTAAGTGCAATGATTGCAATAAACCGGCTACAGTTATTATAAAAATGGATGGATTTGTAAAAATTGAAGTTTGTAATGACTGTAATGTTAAATTTTATAAAAAACCTATTAAGTTAAAGAGTACATATCGATGAGCATGGAATGGGCCGTACCTATTGGAACAATGAAGGATGCCTGCAACAATAGGGACAAGAGGGATAGGAACGTAGAGGCAAGAGAGGGGCATCATAAACTAAAGTATTGTACTGATTGCAGCAGAGTTTATAAAAAAGCTGATTTTATACTTAGGAAACACAGGAGTATAAGGGAAGAGCATTACGATGAGGGTTTAATGCCTACTTATGGCCTGAACCGGAAGCAGTGTTTAGGCTGTAAGGAGAAAAGTGCTACCACTATTTAAATATATAATATACACCATTGGAATATTTGGTTTTGTGATTCTACTGATATTCATAGCGCAAGAAGCGACTAAATGGTACATTAACAAAGGGAGTAAGTAATGGCACGCAATAGAATGATAAAAAAGGAATTCTGGACCAGTGAGCAGATAATGAACTTACCTATAGCAGCTAGATTGTTATTTATTGGTATGTGGAACCAGGCTGATGATGAGGGTATTTTAAAGGCCTCACCAATGCAGTTAAAGGCTCAGATATTTCCCTGCGATATGGGAATTGATTTAGAACAAGTCAGGCACTATATAGACTTAATAAAAGCTGAGAATCTTATCATTTTTAATAAAATAACGCAAGATGAAGAGCAAAACTTAATAAGAATCAGAAAATGGTCCCAACATCAACAAATTAATAAACCAACTCCAACTAAGTATGTATTTATAGAAGAGGATAAGGAGGACTCCCGTAGTACTCCCGTAGTACTACCGGATGACTACCGCCCAAAGGAAAGTAAAGAAAAGGAAAAAAAAATAAAGGAAATTAAAGTAAAAGAAGAAAAAGTAAACCAAAAAGAACCCGCAGATAAATCTGCTAGAGAGTTAGATTTGTTCAATCAGTGGTGGAAGCTTTACGATAGAGATACAAATAAGAAACAATCTTTACTCCAATGGAAGAAGATAGATGAGAAGGACTATGGGCTTATCCTTGAACATACTAAAAAGTTTGTTAAGGCTGTAGAGAAGCAATTTAGACCTCATGGCTTTAGATACCTGAGAGATGAATGTTATAGGAATGAGATAGTCGGAGATACTCCTGGATTAAGAACCGATTTAAATGCTGATAAGAAGCATGAAGCTCGAATGGAGCGCCAGCGAGATGAAGAGCGTAAAGCTACAGAAGCTTATAATAATGACCCTATTACTGAAAAAGAGAAAGCTGAATTACTAGGCTTACCTGCAAAACAGAATGGCTCTGTAGATGCAGAGGATAGCCCTAGAAGAGACGATAATAGTAATACCCTTACTGGAACTCTTAGAGCTAATAAGATGAGCGAAGAGGGTGCATTTAAGAGTCTTGGGAGCATAATAGGACATGAATAAGCTATATATTGGTATAGACCCAGGTAAGTCTGGAGGAGTTGCTATTATCTATGATGATAATCTATATGCATCTAAATGCCCTGATACTGTCCATGATATGGTAGAGGAGCTTAAGGTACCCCTAGAGATGATGGCTATCCCTAAGAGTAAGGCAGTGATAGAGTTGGTACATAGCATGCCAGGCAATGGTGTTAAGTCTATGTTTACATTCGGCCAGAACTATGGCACCTGGCTAGGTATCATGGCAGCGCTTAAGATACCCTATGATATTGTACCGCCAGGTAAGTGGATGAAGCATAACGGCACAATGCCGAAGGATAAGAAGGATAGAAAAAATAAGCTTAAGCAGTTAGCACAGCAGGCATGGCCTACCCATAGGATTACGTTAGCTACAGCTGATGCAGTGCTTATAGCTATGTATTGCAGGGATATGGATAGATGATAGGATGCTATGATGTAGGTTGTGATGGATGCTATGGATGTTATTATTCACTGGCAAATCGACCTCACCAGAGACGTTTTATTAAGGGGCTGATGAGAGTATTATAGCAACACTATATATAGTATGGCAAAAGTTTACATATTACCTGTTATCAGCAATTAAGTTAGGCCACCACAATATATAGGGGTAGGCAAAGGGGTAACAAAGGGGTGGCGCACCGAGGGTAGGGGGGATTCCTGGGGGCCCTGGCCGGAGTCCACCTTACGAGAAAATTTAGAATAAGAAGGGGTAATATTTTGAACAAGCCGACAAAGGCCGAGAATACACTAAAAAAGAAGCTGATTCGTGAATGGATAGCAGTGGACCCGGACGTAACAAATGTGGCCATAAGTGAGAAGCTAGGGGTTAATGGCTCGACTGTGGGCCTGTGGAGGAACGACCCTAAAGAGATAGAAGCAACCTACGACCGGTACATGGAAATAGCAGGAAAGGAATTACCCCTTGTTATAACTGCAATGCTGGAAGAGGCAAAGCTGGGAAACGTCAGGGCCGCAGAATTAGTCTTAAAACATTTTGGTAAATTGCAAGATACCCTAGTGGTTAAAGTAGAGGCTCCATTTATGCAGCACTTAAAAGCGGTGGACCGGGGAGATGTAGAGGATGCTGAGATAGTTGAGGACTTTGGGCCAGAAGTTATTGGCGAAGGTTTCGAGATTCCGGACCGCATTGTATCACAGCTACCTGAGAGGGACCCATCTAATGACCATCCAAGCTTAAAAGCTAAAGTGGATAATAAGAGAGTCCAGCAGATTAGCGCTGAGGCCTTAAAGCGTAAAAGGAAAAGCGATAAAGCTAAAAACGAGCGTAAGCAAATGAATAAGAGAGCTAAAGAGCTAGGCCTAGAACCTATGACCGGAGGAAGGCCATCTAAATCTGAGCGTAGCGCCTGGCTAGCAAAACTTAAAAACCTGGAGGAAGAAAATGCCAAGTAAAAAGAAGTCTAAGATGGACCCATATAAAAAGAAGCAGAGTAAGCAAGTTACAAAGTATAAGCAGAAGAAGAAAAATGCAAAATATTAAGGGGTAATTTAATGGGTAAAATGAGCAGTGAAGATATAGAGAAAATCCAGAAGAAGCGCAACGTGCATACCAGGATAATGAAGGATAAAGCGGTTTATGTTATAAGCTTATTATCTTTGCCTAGTATATTGCTAATGGTAGCCAGTCTTATATTCTCAGCTAAGACCTTAGAGGCTAGCCAGTTGGCTGTTATTTCTGGTTTAGTGTCATCTGTATGTGTTGGATTAATTACGGTCCTACAGAGGGCTACAGGAGGGGCAGAAAAAGATGACCCAATGGTTACTATTGCTAAGGAATTGGTTAAGCATTTAACAGATAACCAGGGAAGCAAAGAGATTATTATGGATAAAAATAGCATCCGTATTAATGGCAATGATTCCCAGATAGTTACTAGTAATGATAAAGATTTAGTATGGGGCGAAGACGATAAGCCTAAGAAGTAATTACTCCACAATCTTAACGTACATCGGATTCCATTGAGAAGACCCTGGCGCCTCATTGTAGGCGCTTAAGGGACTAGTGCAGGCCCATACTCCAAACATGATAGCCAGGCCTGTTATAAGGCCTAGGATATAATCAGTAGTTTTATTTTTCATTATTTTGCCCCTTCCAATATTTCTCTTAATTGCTGTGGAGTGAGCCAAATAACACTTTCATCTTTGAAGGAATCATTTTGAGTTATTTTGATTAACCTGTTTTCGGGGTTTATATCTTGAGTACATTTAACTTTAGTGATGGTACTAGTACCATTGTAGACAGAAGTTTTGATTTCTTTGAAGTGATTATCCATTAAGCAGCCTCCTTTACCATGTACTCGCCAGTAGCGATTTCTCTGGCAGTTTCATAGACTAAGTTATTTATCCATTTTGCATCATGCCAGTCTCGGCCATTACAAGCAAAAGCACCCATATCAACCCAGCCGGCTTTTGTGCTATCTTTTTTAATCGCACCTAATTTAGGTAAATCATCATGGCCAGTTTTTTTAGCAACCATTTCTACAGCTTCTTCCATAACTACAGCAGTAATCTCTTGATTTACGAAAATATATTTAGCTCCGAAGTTCACTTTAACCCATCCCTCACCAGGGCAAGCATTTTCATGGCCCTCATGGCATCCGCCAGAGCCAGTGCTACCTTGGTCCTTAGCTATGATAACTTCACCAGTAGCTTTATTCATCCAATGGCTGATATAATATTGCAAGTCAATCATTCCATCGAATCCAGCACCCTCATATTTTCGAGCCACAGCCTGAACAACTTTTTCGGCTGGACCATCAGTATATTTAATATTAATAGAGTTTCTATCACTTCGTACTGAGAATTTAATGCCAGGGAAATTGGCCTTTAAGTCTTTTCTCATTAATTTAGCAGTCTCAGTAGCACTCAAGTATTCTTTTTCCATCTTATTTAACCTCCCATTCGCAGCCTAATTTTGCAGCCATGGCTTTACCACGAGCAACAGCAGTAGCTTTATCAGAAAAGTGGATAGTCTTATAAGGAAGTTTAACAGTCCATCCGTAAGAAGCATCTAAGTAAGTTGTTATAGTCTTGTTTTCCATTGTTATCTCCGTATTTGTTTTATTGTTAGTCTCAATCACACCATCAATATAAAGGACCTACATAATATGATGCAAGTCTTTTATAATAAATATTATTTTTATTATTTTAAGCTAGATTTAGCTCTTGAAATAATAGACTCTACCGACAGAGCTTACCAGTACCTCATATTCCCTGGCTAGGATTTTATTAAGGCCTTCTAGCTCTTTTTCGCTATAATCTGTAAGGTCCTCAACGTCTACCCAGGAATCATCGCTAGTAGCTATATTATATTCTCCATCTTCCAGGGGCGCAGCCATCAGGCAAGGCAAAATCTCCCAGCCCCCTTTAGGGTCTTTATATTTTAACACTGTCCAGGCGGCTCCCATATATTCTACGGCCATATAGCCTTCCCATGGTGTACTCATCTTTTTCATCATACTAGCTCCTTTATGTATTTACTTGCTGTTTTGGTTTTATAGGTCAGTTCGTAGTGTTGCAATTCAACCGGGCAGACCCTGGTAAAAATCTCGTAAAATCTACGCCCATGGCTTTTGGCCTTTGGGCTGTTTAATACATGGCTAATCTCATGAGCCAGGTAGTAAACAAATAAAGAGCTTAGGCGGTCCGTATTTGGATTTGAACGTATGGGCCAGACTTCAAGGCCCAGGAAAATATCTTCTTTTAAATAGGCCCAATAGGGCACATAGAATTTATAGTATTTCCCATTTTTATGGCAGGCTCGACCCCTTTTAGTATTGGATATTCCGCAGTCCAGCAATGTTATCTTTTTAAACTCAGCCGCCGTAAGGCCTCCGTAGTCCCTGAGATATTCCACCCCAGCCCAAAAATCATACTGGACCCCAGGAGCCTTTACTGCCTTTGGTATTCTAGGAGCCATTTACACCTCCTTATCTATTTTAGTTCTTCGGGCCACATACTCAGTCATACTCTCACCAGGCAACCTTTTAGTACCCCTAGACTTGCTAGGCTTAATTCCGAAAGTGGTAAGGACCCCATACTCATTTTCTAACCAGCCACTAACAACCCAAACATTAGGCAAGCTAACCTTATTAGCTTTGCACCATGCTTTTAAATCATCAATAGTAACAGCGCCATCAACCACATCCAATTCCTTACTAGCTCGGTAGGCCATTGCGCTTGCTTTAGTTGTGTCCATGTCTTACTCCTTGTTTATTTTAAAATTCCAGTTCCAATCACATAGTAATGTAGGCACGCTATATAATACGGTGCAACACTTTTATAATAAATATTATTTTTTTAATAAATATAATAATAATACTTGCATAGAAGTTTTAGGTCCTGTAGTTTTGTTATGTGATTGATAGTTGTTTTAATAATAATAAGGAGTAAGTCATGAGTTTAGTTCTTGAAATAATGATTGCTGTTGCTGTGGGCCTTTCTGCTGATGGTGGCTATAAGCCTGCTGAAGTTGAGCCTGAAGTAATGAACTTAATAGAGATGGAGGTTGTTTAAATGTATATAGTGTTAAAAGATAAAGAGTTGCTTACTAAAGGGACTTATAACGAGTGCTTCGGTTTTTTGCTTGGGTACCAATCTGCTTCTGTTTCTCATGCCTGTAAGTATGAAGGTTATGAAATAGTAGAAGATAAGCCAGCTGACGGCGTTCAATACGCTCTCACCGGTGGCCCTGGTGCTAAATGTGTTGGCAATGGATGTAGTTGGTATGAATCTAAAGTAGAGGAGGCTTAAATGATGGAAGGTTACAAATGTATTTCTAGTTCTAATGATGCGGCTAACTATGCCAAGGTCTTGAGTAATGGAGACGTTGAGGTTATCACCCTTTATAGATATGCTGCTGAGAAGAAAAAAGTATGGACCAAGGAGGCTTTCATAGCTTGGCAAAATGATATTTATAGAATGAAAGTTTCTGAGGCTGGTGTAGCGTCATGGGGCTTGGAATCTGGTGTAGATAAATTAGGATTGGAGGTTGCTTAAATGGAGGACTGGAGCGTAGCCTTAAAGCCTGGAGAAATTACAGACCATTCCGATATAGTTGCTTTTGTAGATTATTGTTATGAGTTCTATGGTCCTGATGGAGTTTATCCTGATGCCAGGGTTACTAAGCAGATTATTTTCAGAGCTGCCTGGAGCTACCTTAAGCTTATAGCGACCAATAATTATAACTCTACTAGTAAAGTAGAATTCCATGGAGATACTATGGACCGAGAAAATACTTATCGTTATATAGATTTATTAATCAACCTAGATGGAGGTACAAAATGATAGCCGAATTACTTTTAATAGTTGGCCTGGTAATACTAGCTCTAGCTCCACTTGTTGCGGATGCTATAATGCTTGGAAAGGAGTAACATGAAAATAGAACTTACTAAAAAAGAGTTGCTTTTAATCCGATTAGGGTTAGAGGAGTTTTACCATGAAAATGTAAAACCTGCGACTAATGAAACCTTAAAGCTCAAAATGAAGGATATGATTAAGGACTTTAAATATTATCACACTTTAGCTAATAAAGGAAAATTCTAATGACTACCGAATTAAACCTAGATGCCTCTACCATAAGCAATACCGGGCACTATGACGTGCCTGGCTTTGGCCTGGTGGTTTGGTATGAGTTTGAAACTTTCGAGGCTTTAGAGGCTAATTTTATAGCTAACTTAGCTCACTGGAAAGCTAACGCTAGAAAAACAAAAGTAATAGGAAAAAAGATTTTAATCTTTTAAATTACTTATGGAGTTCGTATGGAAAAAATAACAAAAATAGATTATAGAGTTCGTTTCGGTTTCGGTTCTGCTGAAATTCCGCTTTCTATTATAAGAAAATTATCTGGACCTAATGTCTATGATATTGAAATTTGTAATGAGGAGCATGGCTGGGAAATTGCGCCGGACTTAATTAGCTGCTGGATTGGTAAGCCTGATGGTGATTATCATGAGCCTCCAGATGGAGTAAAAGCTGCGCCTGAGTTTATTGCAAAATGGGTAAGCAAGTGGAAACGTGGCTGGGAACTATCTAGGGGAAATTAGGAATTTCTATTGCCCCAGATGGAGCGCTAACCGCATTCCATTTTTCTGTAAGCAGGATTTCTAGTTGGTCTTTTCTGGCTGGGGCCGTACTTATCTCCCTGAACTCCTCATACCACTTATGACTAAATTTATCTTTTACATATTGCTGGGTCTGGGTATTAAATTGAATCTCGAATTTACGGCCATCTAAAGTTTTAAAATTGCAATTCATTCCTTTATATAAATCACCATCCCAGTAATTTTTAATTTTAGCAAGCTCGTAACCTTCAGCCTCTATTCCCCGGACTATAGTATAGAAATCATCTACATAAGACTCGTTTTTAAGGATATAGGTATATCTATTAATATCAGATAAATCCTCTTTGGCCATCCTGGCGTATGATACTCCATCTTCTACGTTATTGGCTATAATTTTCCTGGTTGTACTCTTAAAGTCTTTAATCCTATATTTTAGTCCATGCATCCTGGCCCCAACCTGCTCTGCCATACCCTCTATGACCCCAGTTAAAGCTACATCTGCCTTCTGGGCCATACCTACAAATTTCCTAGCTAAGGTCCCAGCCTGGGCCTCTGTTATTCTTTTAACTTTTGGGCCCTTCCTGGCAGAAGCACCTTTTTCTTTTACAGGAACTCCCTGGACCTTCTTAGGTAGTTTCCCAGTGGGGTCTAAAACACAATAGCAATAGGCTTGGCATACGGACCATCCTGCCCCTGGTAGGCCTTCAGTCTCATGGTAGTTAAAAGTACCTACATCTCCGGCCCTTCCATCACAATCTGCGCAGACCTTATGGCCTCCAACAGTTACCCAGGCAAAATTGCCTTTATCTAAATCATAATTATCATACTGGCCCAGTTTTGCAGTTTCCTGTACCCCTTCGACTATTCCAGATTTTACGCTATTTCTTAGCGCTCCAAATATTCGGCCCCCGGTTTTCATGTCATTATTTAGGGATGATGCGACAGCCCCCCGACTCATGCCGCTAGAGGTCATGCTGGAAATTTGTTTTTCTATATTTGTGGAAAATGTTTGAGCATCAAATACCATATTATCCAGGCTATTTAATAATACTTTCTCAGCTGCCGGAGTTAAATCATCCAGGGCCTTAAGCACTGTATCAAAATCATCACCGAATAACTTTAAATAATCAATAGCCATTACATACCAAACTTTTTAAATGCTGATTTTATTCTAAGATGTCTCTCAAGCTCATATTTTTTATAAGCATCTGAACCAGGAGCCATACGAACGGAAACCCCAAACCATTCACGCTGAGGGACTTTAGCCCCTGGGAATCTAGCATCTGGGCTATTAGTATATCCGGTATTATGGAAAGCTCCATAAATATTACCAGTTCGGCTAGATTTACCTACCATCTGAATCTCATAAACAGGAGACTTTCCTGGAGTAGATTGTTTTACTGTAGTCTCGCCTAATTTCCCAGAGCGGACCAGTGGCTTATCTCCACCAGTGCGCTTGGTATTATCAGACAAAGGCTCAAAGCTAGCATCGTTTAAATCTTTACCGGCCTTTAGGCCATCCTGAATATCTTTATTAACTCGCTTACCATGGACGTTTAAAGTATCACTAATAACCTTATTGAGACTGGTGGCCATTTTGTGTAGGTTAAAGGTCGTAATCATTTTAGCGCTGCTTTTGGCCATTATACTTCTAGCAACTTTTTAGCAAATTTATCGCCAAGTTTGTAAGCTTCCATATACTTGGGGAGGAATTTGGCAAAAGTAGCTTCTATATAATCTAAAGCATACTGCTCTGGATTATCCATTATTTCCTCAATATTATCTTCAGGAATTTCTGTATCTATAGAATCGTTAAGCTTTCGGAGCCCCAGAACGTAACTTACTAAAGATTGACTGGCCTGCTCCTGCTCCTGCTTCGTTGGTTTTTCCTGCGCCATTTTTCTCCGTATTCTCTTTAATTATTGCCTCAGCTTGCTCTATACTTAAATCTTTATTTCGTTGCTGTAAAAGCTGTGCCTTGGTCGTTAAATCATTCTCTAGCATCCATGTATCCATAGCTATCTGGTCCGCTACAGCTTGGGGGTATTCTGGCTCGTTAAAGTCTATGCCTATTTTATCTGGTAGCATTACGCCAGAAAACATTGCTATTTGCCTCTCTATACTATATAGATTATTTTCAAATCTGCGCCATATCTCTAAATCATCCTGGTAATCTTCGTGGCGCTCTAAGTCCTTAATTTTTAAGGCGATTCCACTGCTTGGCCTATCTTTATTGGTATCTGCAAAGCTTATACTTAAATGATTGTTCTGGGCAGCCAATTCTAGCATATTTCTGGCAAGCTTTAAAGCCTGCTCTACATTTACCTTTGGAGCCTCTATACTTAAACTAGCTCCTTCTGGCAATACTATCATCTCATCTGACCCTGCCCTTTTGTAGGAATCATCTGAGTACATGCCAGTAACAACGTACTGACCAAACATCTGGAACCTCATGCCTAGATTCGCCTCAGTTAATAATATATTTATCTGCTCATTACAATTAACTATATCATAGGCTGGGGCGCAAAAGAAGCTATCTAAATAGTGGTCCCTATGGCTAAATACGAATGGTAGAAATCCGTAAGGGTTCACTTCCTCACTTATAATAACTCCATCTTCATCTCTTATCTGTTTGATGCTGGAATCCATATAACAGTATAGCAGTTTATCACCAGATGATATATCATGGGTTGCTGTTAATATAGGAAAAATTATAGACTCTACTGAATGATGGTCATACTCTGACATCTCAACATCAAAGGCGTAAATAGGGTCATAGTAAAATTCATTTCTCTCAGCGTTAAAAGATACCTGGGTGGCTACAGTGCCCAGGAGTCTAGTCATTTTTTCTATATGCTTTAGCCTATAATCTTTATTGACAGTCATAAGCTGATATTTATCATCCATGGCTGATAGGTTTCTGCTGGCCCCTAGAGTATAGATTCTACTCATCCTATCAATCATGCGCTTAGTTACATTAAAGCTAGATACAGGGACCTCCTGGTAAGCCTTAGCGCTAAATCTACTAGTTATGTATTTCTCGGTATTATCACCACTATAATAATCCAGTAATTTATAAATCAATTTTTTTCTATCAGCCTGAACATTGGCCTTGGCTTGTTTTTGTGAATCCATTACTATCTGGTTAGAATTTATCATGCGGCATAAGTCCTTATTTTATTCATCCTTATCGGAAATTTGTTTATAATCCCATATCTCAGAGCATCTGCCCCATGGTCAGAGTAGCCATCCTTAAGGGGTAAATCCTTTAGGGCTAGACCTTCTTTAGTCTCTGGGTATCTATAGCTTTCAATATCCTCTATAATCCCATGGCAGGAAGTATCTATATGGAGCCTTCTGGTCCCATCCTCTGCACAGATAAAATTCCGCACATGTGATATTCCTGAATTAATATTCCTACTAGCTTTATCTCGCAAGGCGAAAACCTTGTGGCCCAGGAGCTGCTTAAATATGTGAGCCTCTCCAATCCCTACCGAGCTTTGGACCTGATAGCCGGCCGGGTCCCCATAAACCTGGGTAAGCCTGTATTTTTTAGACTCTATGAGGTTTACTAGGTCTAGGGTTTTTAAATTGGTCCTATGTATAATTTCATCAATAATAAATACATGGTCCTGCCCATCTATTATTTCGGTCTGAAAAAATAATACAGCCGGCATTCTGTACCCAAAGTCCACAGTAAGGAAAGTTGGCCTATAAGGGTCATATTTATAATCACCAGTATTATCGGCCCTAGAAAAATCTGAATATACCCGGCCAGATAATGCAGTAAATTCTGCACCATACTCCTGGTTATAAATTTCCTTGCTTAGTGTAGCTCTGGCCTCTATTAAATCAGGGTCATCCTTTCCATCTGGAAAAGCGTGGAAATTTTCCCAGGAAGGGCTATTAAAGCTGTACCAGTTTGGAGTATCAGCCTGGCCCAGTAAAAATAGCTCATGGAAATAAGAGAATCCATCCGGGGTAGATATAAAAATACAGCGGCCTTTTTTGTCTGAAAGCGTAGGCCTTATATACATCTCCCAAATCTTTTTAAAATTTGGGACCTTAGAGCTTTCGTCAAATATAACTAAATCGCAACCCTCTCCAATTAAAGAGCTAGGATGCTCTGCCGACTTCCCGCATATAATAGACTTCCCGCCATCCCAATCAAATTCTAAAACCTTATCTTTTTGGGAGTACCTAGAAGGCTTATATTTCTTCTTTATTACTAAATCTTCATAGACAATCCTAAAAATTTTGTCAGCGGTTTCATAGGTAGGGGCCACAATCCAAATAGTTTTCCCAGGCTGGACCAATAGCAGCTCTGCCTCTCTAGCGGCTGCAAATGATTTACCAAATCTACGGCCACAGCATGCGACTGTAAATCTTACGCCGGTAGGATTTTCTTTAGGGTCATAGACTCCACCAGGGGGAGAGTGCAATTTCTCTTGGCCTGGGTGGGGTTCATAATCTATAAAATCAAACCACTTTTCTTTAAATTTATCTACTTTTTCAACGAATTGCATAAATTATTTTTGTTTTATATCACAAAATTTAATAAATTTCAGGTGAATTTTCATATAAAATAAAAAGGACTTATCGAAAATGAATGAAAATACAGAGAGCCAGGTGGCTCCAGAAACTACAGAAGCAGAGGCTTCAACTAACTCGGCAGATGCCAATTTAGATTACGAAGCGTTATATCATCAAGAAATTAAAAACTCCAAAAAACAAAGAGCAGCAAAGCAGGATTCTATTTCTAGGCTTGAGACTTTAGAGACTCAGCTAAAGGATAAGAACGAAGCAGAGTTAATGCAACAGGGGAAACATGAGGAAATAATTGCAAAGCAGAAGGCTGAGATAGCTTCTCTTAAAGTTGATTCTGAAACCTTAGCAACTCTTAACGCCAGCAGGCGCGAAGCTCTTTTATCGGATTATACAGATGAGGAACGTGAAAAATTACAGGGTTTAGATAATGATGCACTGGAACTATTAAATAGTAGAACCATGGCACAATCTCAAGCAATCGAACATCCTAAAGGAGTCCCTGCCGCTGGCAGAGTCTCAGGAAAACCGATGACCTTAGAGGAATTAAATAAACTGGACCCTAAAGACAGGCAAGCTAATTGGGCTGCCTTTCAAAATCAATTTATAACAAAACCCTAGGGACAAAGGCCTAACGAGGCAGCTGAAGCCCTAGAAACTTAGAGGTAATAACATGGCTTATGATGCCGGTGCTAATACATCCGTAAATGCTACTTACGCAAATGCAACTGATGCTTCAGTATTTGTCCCAGAAATGTGGGCAGCTGGAGTAAAAGGGTATTTTGAGAAACCAACAACCTTTTTATCTTTAGCAGATACTTCGCTATCTGGTTTAGTTAAGGCCCAAGGTGATACTATTCACATTCCAAAGATGGCAGCAAAAGTTGCGACTGCAACAACTCCGCAGGCTGTTTCTGCAATGACTACGAATATTGCTTATCATTCCCCAAATGATACAGAAACTGTTTTGCAGATTAATAAGCTTGCTTATTCTGCTCAGATTCTTACTGACGTAATTAAAATCCAAGCTTCCCCTGAAATGTTTAATATGTATGTTCAGGGTATGGGTCATGCGATTCAACAAGACGTTGAGAATTAT